ACTAATTAATAAACACTAAGAGCAGCGAAATATCTGCTCTTTTTTTATTACAAAAAAAGGAGGTTGGTGTAATTGGGATAGCTAGAAACATAAAGATATTGGTTTTCTATGAAGGCGTAGATATTACAGAAGAAATACAGCCAAGTATCTCATCTATGACTTACACGGATAGCTCAAAAAATGCTATTGATGATTTAGAGTTAGATGTTGAGAACTTAGACTATAGATGGCTTAATGAATGGTATCCTGATGAAAATTCAAGATTATTGGTTGGGATCCAACAAAATGAAAATGGTAAATCTAAATTCTTAGACCTTGGAATTTTCTATGTAGATGAGCCTACCTTCAATAACCAAAGACTTTCTCTCAAGTGTCTAGCATTGCCTCTTGACCAAACAATTAGAGAGCAGGTTAATAGTGTTGCTTGGGAAAAAATAACTCTATCAGAATTATTATCTAAGATAGCAACTAAGCATGAATTAAGTTATGAGCTGCATTGTGATAATGCTTTCTTTGATAGATTAGACCAGGACAGAGAAACAGACTTAGGATTTTTAAAAAGGATTCTATCTGAAACAGCTCTAAGTTTGAAAGTTACTGATGATAAATTAATAGTCTTTAACGATGATTCCTTAATTGATAATGATAACATCGATATTTTTAGTATAAATGATCCTCGCATTAGGAGCTTTACTCTAAAGAAAAAGAATCAAGGGGTTTATGATAAAGTTGAAGTTAGCTATTATGACGCAGATAAGAAAAAACACATTGTAGAGACAATTACTAAAGAAGAACTTGAGAAAAGAAATGAGGTAAAACATGCTTGATGATGGAGGATATTTAGAATTTAGAAGGAAAGCTAACAAGACAAAAAGTAAAAAAAGAGCTAAAAAAGCTAAGACTAAAAAGATTAAAACTAAAGGAAAATCAGAAGCTAAGAAAGTGGCTGAGAAGACTTTAAAGGACAGTTTAAAACAAGAGTACTCTATAAACTTAACAGTTGATGGAGATGTAAAATACTGTGCTGGTTGCATTATAGAACTAGATGACAGCTTTGGTAGATTTGCTGGAAGATATGTAATTGATAAAGTTACTCACAATATCGATGGAGACTACTCTTGTGATATTGAAGCTTTTAAAGTTGGTGCTAGACAAAATGCAGAAGATAGAGCAAAAGCAATTGATAAAGCTAAAAGAGATAAGAAAGAAAAAGAGAAAGAAGCTAGGAAGAAAGCTAGAAAAAAAGAAAGAGAAACAAAAAAAGCGAATAAGACTAAAAATAAAAAGGTGGTGAGTAAGAATGCTGGATATCTTGAAGCAAGGAGAAGTAAATGATATAGACATAGCAAATGGTAAAGCAAGAGTTATATTTCCAGACAGGGATAATAAAATTTCAGATTGGCTAAATATACTGGTCCCGTTCTCAGAGTCACATTCAGATAATTATCATCTCAAGGTAGGGCAAACAGTCATAGTCTTATCATTACCTGATATGATGGAGCAAGGTTACATCTTAGGTTGTCCTATGAGACCTTCAGGAATTTCAGAAGGAGAAGTAAAAAGGACATTCTCAGATGGAGGTTTTTATTCTTACAAAGATGGGGTTTTGACACTATCTCCTATCACAAAAGTAGTTATTACAGCAGATGTAGAGTTAAAAAAGACTTTAACTGTAGATGGAGATACAACTTTTAAATCTAATACTGATACAAAAGGTACTGCTAAATTAGGAAATATTAATCTTAATGAGCATACTCACTCAGGAATACAACCTGGAAACAGTAAGACAGGAGGACCATCATGATAGGAAGTTTAGGAGACATAATTTTTTACGCTAGTGACTTAAATGTATTTTCTTTAAAAAAGGAATTATCAAGAAGTAGAAAGGCTAAAATTACTCAACATGAGCCAATTTATGGCATTGGGAAAGTAAGACAGCAAGGTAGAGAGTTGATGGAAGTTAGCTTATCTATTGAGTTGATTGCTGGGTTAACAAAATCTCCTAGCAAGCATTTACAAATGATAAAAGATTTTATGGAATTAGGAAGATATGCTCCATTAATACTGGGGTATCATGTTATTGGGGAGTTTCCATTTTTAATAACGGGAATAAATGAAACACTATCTCATTTCAATGTCACAACAGGAGAGTTTGATTATATCAACTTAGATATAACTTTGCTAGAGTATGTAGATGACCCTTTACAATATCAAAAAAAGATTGAACACAGACAAACTACTAAAACTATCTTAGGAGTTGAATATGAGGACACTGTAAAAAATCTACAAAAGAAGGTGTTTAAATTATGATATTTTCTATAAATTCTAAAGATGAAATAAACTATAACCCACAAAATGAGATAGAAGATGTGGTAAGAAATGTACATATGATACTAAGAGTCACAAAAGAAGAACAACCTCTAATGAGAGAGTTTTCTTTAGATAGCGATATAGTGGATAAAAATATACCTGTTATAAAAAATAAGCTAATCGGCTTACTAATGACTAATTTAAAGAAGTATGAACCAAGGGCACTGCTTAAAAATTTAGATTTAAAGTTGGAAAATAATGACTTAGAAATAATGCTAGAAATAGAGGTGATTATATGAATGAAGATACTTATGAAATTATAGAATCTAATGCAGAGGAACTAAGGCAACAAATGCAAGATAAATTTCAAGAGTTAAGTGGAAGACAAATCTCTAAGTACTCTCCTGAGGGATTAATCTTTGCTAGTGTTGCATATCTGATAGCTATGAGAGAAGAAAACTACAATGATAATCTAAAGCAGAACTACTTAAAATATGCTAGAGATTATAGACTAGACTTATTGGGAGATAGATACGGAGATAGAGGACTGAGATTAGAAGAGCAATATGCTAAAGCTACTTTTAGATTTTCTATCATATCATCTAAGCAGAAGAAAATAGTAATCCCAAAAGGGAGCTTGATTAGATATAATGACCTTTATTTTGAAACAAATGAAGAGTACTCTATCGCAGAGAATACATTATTTGTAGATGGTATTGCAACTTGTAAAACACCAGGAACAATAGGGAATAATATCCCAGTTGGACATATCAATACAATGGTTGACTTATACCCTTATTTCTCTAAAGTAGAAAATATCACTATTTCCAATGGCGGAACAGACTTGGAAGAAGATGAAGTATATAGAGAAAGATTAAGACTAGTACCTGACTCTTTTTCTGTTGCGGGGTCTGAAGGGGCTTATATCTTCTGGACATTATCTACGTCTCCAGAGATAGTAGATGTAACAGTCAAAAGTCCAAAGCCTTGTGAAGTTGATATTTATGTGCTTACAAAAGATGGAGTACCTACTCAAGAAATGAAAAACCAAGTTTTAAAGGTTGTAAATTCTGATGAAATAAGACCTCTAACAGATGAAGTTACAGTAAAAAGCCCTGAAGTTGTAGATTACAAAGTTGAGTTTGATTATTACATAAATAAAGCTGATGAGATTAATATTAACTCAATAAAAGCTAAGGTACAAACAGCAGTAAATGAGTATATAGAATGGCAAAAGAGCAAATTAGGTAGAGATATTATTCCAGATGAACTAATTAAAAGATTAAAACTCGCTGGAATAAAAAGAACTGTCATTACTTCTCCCGCTTATAAAAAACTAGAGCCACATCAGTTTGCTAAGTGTAATGTTAATATAGTAGTCAATTATCTAGGAGTTGAAGATATATGATATTAATTGATGACTTGAAATTAACGGATATTGCAGCAGTATCTACTTTAGATGATGCTACGACTAAATGGATATATGAATCTATAGACTATGTCTTAAGAAGTAGAAACTCTATCATAAACAGCGAATTAAAAAAGCTAGAAATGATAGATTTAATGAATGAGCAAGAGATTAATATGCTCTTATGGGAATACTCTATATTCACTAAAAATGCAACTCTTGAAGAAAAGAAAAAAATAGTTAAAAGAGCTATATTTTCTAAAATCAACATGGGTACAACTAAGGTATTAAAAGATGTGTGCGGTCTATTGTATAAAGGCTTTGATGTAAAAGAATGGACTGACTATAATGGTAAACCTGGTACTTTTAGAATTTATACAGATAAGAAAATAACAGATCCTAGTGAGTATAGAGAGTTGATGGAAAACATAGAAGCTAATAAGAATGTTAGAAGCCACTTAGATTATATAGAGTTAAAACAAGTAAACACATCTAAATACTACATATCTGGTTTTAAAGAAGTAACATTATTAGCAACTAAGGAAAATAAAAAGAAAGACTTTGCTGTAAATAATGCTATTTATATCAAAGGATACAAGCAAATAATAGGAGGTATTAGCAAATGAAATTCAATGGAATAACGAAAAAAGGTAGAGAATACTTGGCTAAAATTCAGGCAGAGAACAAGCCGATTAACTTTGCTAAGATTAAAATAGGTGATGGTAGACTAGATAACTATGATAACCCAGCAGAGCTAGAGCATTTAATCAATCAAAAAGTTGATAAAGGTATACTAACTTTAAATCAGGAACATGACACAGTTATTTTGACTACTAACATTGATAATGTGAGTCTTAGAACAGGGTATTATCCAAGAGAAATAGGTGTGTTTGTTAATGATAATGGGCAAGAGATAATGTACTATTACATGAATGATGGAGATGAAACTTCTT